AGTCAGTAAGTACCGCGTGGCTCCGGGCGGAGGATATCAGGAAAGCATTCGGCCATCACAAAAGCCTGGAATCGCTGAAAAATCATTACTGCGTCGGGGGAGTCGATTTATCCCAGAGCGTCGACCTGACCTGCGCGTGCATCGTGACAGAGGTCGACGGAATCCTGTGGGTGCATGCTCACTTCTGGCTGCCGAACAAACGCCTGGAGGAAGCGACGAAGCGGGACAATATCCCGTATGAGATCTACATCAAGCGGGGGCTCCTGAGCCTGAGCGGCGAGGAGTTCGTCAACAACGACGATGTGGTCCTGTGGTTTATGAACCTGGTCAAGGAATACAAGATCTTTCCGCTGCAGATCGGATACGACAGATGGTCCGCGCAGGATATGGTGCAGAAACTCCAGGGAAAGAGCTTTCACCTGGACAGCGTGACACAGGGATTCAACCTGTCGAGCGTGGAGGATACATTCGAGGGGATGCTGCGGGAGGGCAGGATCCGGGACATGGACGACAACGACCTGCTGAAAATCCATTTTGCCGACAGCGCGCAGCAGATGGAAAGAAACACGGAATACGCGCATCCGCGGAAAAAGCTGGTCAAGATATCTAAAAACGCGCACGTGGACGGCATGGCGGCGCTGCTGGACGCAATGGCCATGCGGCAGTTCAAATGGGCGGAACTGGGAAAGCGCCTGATAAACGAGGCGAGAGGGTGAGAAACAGATGGGAATGTTTGAGAAGATCTTCGGCAAGAAGGGAGAGCCGGAGAAGCTGAAGGCGGCGACGACCTTCCGGATGCTGGAGGGATATACTCCGGCGTTTCATACGTGGAGCGGATCCATCTATGAGGCGGATCTGATCCGCGCGGCGCTGGACGCGCACGGGCGGCACGCGGCGAAGCTGAAAGTCAACCTGCAGGGGAAAGCGCTGCCGGAGCTGCAGAACAGGCTGAAGATCCGGCCGAACGTCTTCCAGACATGGAGCAAATTTCTGTATCAGACAGCCGTGGTGCTGTACGCGCGGAATACGGCATTCATCGTGCCGACGCTGGACCGGAACGGGGACACAGTCGGAATCATCAACCTGATTCCGGAACGCTGGGAGGTTGTGGAATACCAGGGCGATCCGTTTATCCGGTTTTACCTGGCGAACAACAAGCGGGCCGCGGTGGAGCTGAGCCGGTGCGGAATCCTGACGCGGTTCCAGTACAAGAATGAGCTGTTCGGGGAAAGCAACGCGGCAATCAAACCGGTGCTGGACCTGATCGAGATGCAGCGCCAGGGAATCACGGAAGGCATCCGGAACGGCGCCAGCTACCGGTTCAGCGCCCAGAGTGATAACTGGGCATCGGATGAGGACCTGTCCGCGGAGATGGAGCGGTTCAACAAGTTCACCTTTGGGAACAAAAAGACAACCGGCGGCATGATTCTCTTCCCGAACACGTATAACAACGTGCAGCAGCTGAAGCAGGAGGCGTACAAAGTCGACGCGGACCAGCAGAAACTGATCGACAATCACGTTTTTGACTACTTCACCGTAAACGAGGAAATCCTGCAGAATCAGGCTTTCGGTGATAAGTGGCTCGCTTTCTACGAGGGCGCGGTCGAATGGTTCGCGATCCAGCTGAGCGAAGTGACCTCCGGAATGATCTTCAGCCTGCGGGAGCAGCAGTATGGGAACGATATTTTTTTCTCCAGCAACCGGCTGCAGTACATGTCGAACGCGGACAAGCTGAACGCGATCCAGACATACGCGGACCGGGGACTGATGACCAGGAACGAGCTGCGGGAAATATCCAACCTGACGCCGCTGCCGGAACCGTACGGGAGCCAGATCCCGGCACGCGGGGAATATTACGACATCACAAACCCGCCGGAGGACAAGACGGGGAACGGAGGAGAAAAAAATGCCGATTAACACAAAAGACCGGGAATACCGGGAAATCAACGTGACTGCGCTGGAAGTGCGCGAGGAACAGGACGGGAAAAAGATCGTGGAAGGCTACGCCACTGTTTTCGATCAGGAATACAGGCTCTGGGGCGACGAGCGCTTTCAGGTGATGGAGAGCGTCGACCGCCGGGCCTTTGACGAAGCCGATATGAAAGACGTCATCATGCAGTATGACCATGAGGGCCGGGTATTTGCCCGGATCTCGAACGGCACGCTGGAGCTGAAGGTGGACGAACGCGGGCTGAAGATCCGGGCGGATCTGGGCGGAACGGAGATCGGCCGGCAGCTGTATGAGGAAATCCGGGGCGGCTATACCACGAAGATGAGCTTCGGATTCAAGGTCCGGAAGGACGAACGGAAGGAAGAACGGAACGAGGAAACCGGGAGCATCACCGTTCACCGGAAGATCACGGAAATCAAAAAACTGTATGACGTTTCTGCCGTATCGATCCCAGCGAACGATGCGACTGAAATATCCGCACGGAACATCGGCGAGGGAGTCATCGACGGGGTTAAGCAGGAGTTGCTTGCCAGGGAGGCACGGGAGCGGAAACAAAAACAAATTGCCATTTCGGCGAAATCATTTTAAGGAGGAAAATCCCATGAAGTACAAGACTATGCAGGAAATCGAAACCCGTAAAGCCGCCATCCTTCAGGAGATGGAGCAGGAAGGCGCTGACCTGGACGCGCTGAAGAAGGAGATGGACGAACTCCGTCAGAATGCGGACGAGATCCGGGAGAATGCGAAGAAGGCGGAGGAAACCCGCAAGGCCATCGCCAGCGGCGCTGCCGGCATCGCGATCGGTGAGGTCCATCAGCCCGAAGTGAAGGCGAAGACCCTGGAAGAGATCCGCGGATCTCAGGAATATCTGGACGCCTTCGCCGGCTATCTGCAGACCGGCGACGACAAAGAGTGCCGCGCGCTGCTGAGCGAAAACGCGCCTGCCAGCGGTCAGATGCCCGTGCCTTCCCTGGTCGACGGCATCGTCCGGACCGCACGGGAAGAGGATCAGATCCTGAGCCGGGTCCGCAAGACCTATTTCAAGGGCAACCTGCGCGTCCCGTTCGAGCGGGCTGCAGATCCTGCATATGAACATCTCGAGGGCACGACCGCCATCACCGAAGAAGATTTGACCCTGGGCATCGTCGAACTGAAGCCGGTCATGATCAAGAAATTCATCCGGATCAGCGACGAGATTATCGCCACCGGCGGCGAGGCGCTTGTCACCTACGTCTATACGGAGCTGGCGCATCAGATCATCAAGCTGCTGAGCGCGAAGGTGATCAACGACATCAAGGGCGCCAGCACGTCCCATTCTTCCAGCGCCATCGGCATTCCGAAGATCGAAGGCGAGCCCAGCCTGACCATCGTGCCGCTGGCGGAGGCGAACCTGACCGATGAGGCCCGGAACGTGGTTGTGATCATCAACCGCCTGTCCTCCGCTGCCTTCCAGGCTGCGCGGGTGGCCGGCAACTTCGCCGTGGATCCGTATGACGGACTGCCGGTGCTGTATTCCAGCGCTCTGCCGGCATATTCCACCGCGGACGCCAATGCGGTATGGATGATCGTCGGCGACCTGGACGGCGCGCAGGTGAACTATCCGGAAGGCGAAGGCGTTATCACCAAGTGGGACGACCTGAGCGAAGCCGAAGCTGATATGGTGAAGGTCCACGGCCGGCAGTACGCGGGCCACAAGGTCACCGGCCCCGGGCGCTTCGTGAACGTCAAGAAGGCCGCCGGTTCTGAAACGACCTAATCGCGGAGGGCTGAGGGATGAAGCTGAAACTGCTCAGATCAGCCAGAATCCGGCATGAGGCCGGGGAGATTGTCGAAGTCTCCCCGGCGGAGGCCGGTTTTTTGCTGACAACCGGCAGCGCGGAGAAGGTGAACGAGCCGGAAAGGCGCGAAACGCCGGAAGAAAAAACCGCGGCGAGAGAGACGCGGACAAAGAAGAAATAAGGAGCAAGCCATGAGAAAGCCGATGCGACTGCTGATCGCCGTGCCGTGCACGGAATACATGCACGCGGATTTTACCGTCAGCCTGCTGAAACTGACACAGCACCTGCAGCGGGAGGGAATCGCGTATCATTGCGAGATCCAGACCGGGACGCTGGTTTATCTGGCGCGTAACAGCCTGTGCTGCAAAGCCATCAACGAAGACTTTACGCATATTCTCTTTCTCGACAGTGACATGGTCTTTCATGAAACAGTGGTCGAGGATCTGCTTTTCTGCGAAAAGGATTTTGTCTGCGGCGCGTTCCAGAGCAGGCGGCCGCCGTACAGGAGCTGCGTTTTCAGCAGCCTGCAGCCGGCTGAACGGGTGAAAAACGAGGAGTACGGCATTGAGCCGTTCCGGGTCGCGGGATGCGGGATGGCGTGCACGATCATTTCCACGGAGATCCTGAAGGCGGTGCAGAACAAATACGGAACCTGTTTCACACCGACGGAGGAATACGGGGAAGATCTGGCTTTCTGCTGGCGGGCCAATACGACAGGCGCGGAAATATGGTGTGAGCCGACAGTGAGAGTCGGACATATCGCCCACGTGGCGATCTGGCCGGGGGAGGCGCCTGCGGAATGAAACGGATACTGATTACAGCGCCGCTGCGGCAGGACGTCGATATCTTCGAGGCGTACCAGGACGGCCTTGACCGCCTGGAGATTCCGGAAGGATACGAGGTCAGCCGCTTTTTTGTGGTAAACGACTGTCCAGAGGTGATTCCGGCGATCCGCGGCGCGGAATATGAAATCATGGAGACCGGGGAAGAATACCTGAAGACAGGCGACGATCATCTGTGGACGCTCGATCTGATGTGGAAGATGGGCGATCTCAGGAACAGGACGATCCGGGAAGCGCTGAGATGGGACTTTGACTACTGGTTCAGCGTGGATACGGATATTGTGCTTGATCCACGGACGCTGCGGACGCTGATCGAGGCGGACAGGGATATCGTCAGCGAAATCTTCTGGACACAGGCGCCGAACGGACGGTACTGGTGCAACGCCTGGATGCATGATCAGGCTTCCGGCATGCCGGAAGAATGGCGAAAGCCCGGACTGTACCGCGTCGGCATGACCGGCGCTCTGACACTGGTAAAGCGGAAGGTGCTCGAAGCGGGCGTGGATTATACACGGATCCGGAATATTCACTCCGCGCTGCGGGGAGAAGACCGGCATTTCTGCGTTCGCGCGGAATGCGCGGGCTTTGAAATGTGGATTGATACCCACTGCCCGGCAAAGCACCTGTACACGCGGAAACTATACGAGGACTATATGGCGGGGAGAATGTGAAGCGATGTTTGCGGAAGTAAAAGCGATGCTCACGTTTATCGAGGGCGACGATTACGATGAAAAGATCGTCCGGGAGATCAGGGCATGCGTGCTGGATCTGACCAGGACGGCGGAGATCGTGCTGCCGGGGGAGGTCAATATCACCATCCAGAAGCAGCCGGCGACGACATCAGAGCCGGAGCAGCTGATCATCACGGACACGAGCACAGTAACCGATGACCTGGTCATCGCGACAATCGCCACCTGGTGCGACATGCGGATCGGAAACCCGCCAAACTATGACAATCTCCTGAAGGCTTACGAAAGCCTGAAGGGGCAGCTGCGTATCAGCAAAAGCTATACCGTATACGGCGAGGTGACGACGGAATGAGGAGGATGACCAGCTGCGTGCTGCTTTCTTTCAGTCCGGACGCGCACGAGGTCGGAACGGATCCGGTGGTAAAACGCCGGAAAGTGAAATGCCAGGAGATGAGCCGGACGCTTGCGGAGAAAGCGCAGGCGGGCGGGGACGGACTGGCGCAGTACGCGAAGCTGCTGATACCGTATGACAGGGAATACAAGGGAGAGCGTGAGCTGGAATACAACGGCGAGCGCTGGCTTGTGGATGACGCCGATCCGCACAAGGACTGGAACGGGGTCATCCTGAGTATTCACAGGGACCTCGGAAACAGCGGAACGTGGACGGAACCGTCGGAGGTGCTGTAACATGCCGACAGACTACAGAAATCTGGTGCAGGCGCTGAAATCACTCTACCAGGGGAATTATCAGAACAAAATCATCCTGCCGATGGCCGAAGACGAATGGGACACGAGACCGGACTGGGAAAGCTACGGGATTGTTTCGCTGGACTTTGAGGCGGACGCGATGGTGGGGGACGGTAAAAAGCTGGCCTCAGCATATGAAGGCAGCGTGGACCTGTTCAGCAGGGCGAAGGACGGAGCCGGATGGGTCCGTCTGATTAACGAAACGCTGACGAAGCATTGCGGGGCAAGCTGGAGACTGAACAGCCACCAATATGAGCGAGAAAACAGGATCTTTCACTGGGAATGGGTTTTTGAAGTGGAGGACTGCGATGCGGTACGAGATGAGGGTTGACGGCATGACGGAGATCAGCGAACTGCTGGGTCAGATGGCCGAAGCCGCGCCGGGGGTGGCCGCTCAGGCACTGTATAAAGGCGCCGGGATCATGGCGGAGGAAGTCAGAAAAGGCGCGGACGGAATCAAAACAGCGCCGTTCAAATGGGCTTCCAGCTCAAAAGGCGAAAGGCGGCTGCCGTCTCTGGAGGAAAAGGAGATCGTGCAATCCGTCGGCGCAGGCATCGCGAAGTTCGACAAGAACGGCGCGGAGGTTGATACGTCTGTAGGATACCGAAACGCGGGATACGCACAGCTGAAAGGCAAAACCGTACCGATTCCGAAGATCGTAAACGCGATCAATTCAGGGACCAGCTTCATGAACAGACAGCCGTTTGTCAGGAAAGCGGAGCGCAGCGGCGGACAGAAATCAATGGACGCGATGAAGGCAACCATCGAGGAAGCCTTTGAGAAAATGCAGAAATAACTGGAGGGAAGAAAATGAAACCGAACGTAGGCATGGTTTACCCGGTGGCGGCAAAGATCAACTCTTACACGCCGGGGACGGGAATCACCTATGACAATGGCTTCGTGGTGGCGGAGGCCCGCGGGGCGACATTGAACTGGGAAACAGCGGACGGTGAGTTCTACGGGGACGATGTCCTTCTGGACGTCGACAAGGGAGCTACCGGCTATACGCTGGACTTTGAGCCCAGCGGCCTGAAGAGCGCGGTCCGCGCGGCCCTGCTGGGCGAGAAGGTTGTGGCGACGGACGAATACCGCGTGACCGGTGCGAACGCGCCGGATATGGGCTTCGGCTTTGTCCGCGTGATGCGCGAGGATGTCGAAGGAAGCGTGGTAATGCGCTATGAGGCGTGGTGGTTCTGGAAGCTGAAATTCTCCATCAGCAGCGAGGAAACCCGCACGAAGGAGAAGAATATCGACTGGCTTGTTCCGACGCTGAACGGCCGCGGAATGGGCGTCTATCTGGATGCGGATGAAGATCCAGCTTTCCATGATCACAAGGATTTCACAAGCCTGTCGGCGGCGAAAGCCTATCTCAACAGCAAGGCGAACATTACCGTCGTAACAACCTGACGCTCAGGGATCACGGATGCGCTCCAAAGTGCGGGGAGCGCATCCGCGTTTTTTGCATTATCAAGAAAAAAGGAGTTAAAAAACATGGTAAGCATCACATTGAAAGGGCGGGAGATCCCGCTGATCTATACCACGTATGAAATGAAACAGATTCAGGAAGAAATAGCGCCGATCGGCCGGACGATTTCCATGATTGCCGGCGCGAATCCGGACGATCCGGAGGATGAGAATTTTCCGACATCGGCAAAACGGCTGGAAGCGCTGGCAAAGGCGGTCAGGATCATGGGCAACGCGGCCCTGGAAGAAGCCGGAGAGACAGCGGACCTGACGGATAAAAAGATCCTTCGCTGGATGAGGCCGGACGAGGTCATGATGACGGCCAATGCCTGCATCGAGGCGATGAACGAGGGCATGACAAGCGAGATTCCGAAAGAGAAGAAAGAGGGGCCGGTTGACGTGACCCTTGAGGAAATTGAGAAAAAAAAAGAAGCGGTGAGCTGACTTATCTGATGGTAGTCAGCTGGGGGCTCATTGCCGGCCTGACGCTTCCGGAAATTAACCGGATGCGCCCGGGCGCGGTGATGGATCTGTTTATATATCGACGGAATTATGATCATCACGGAATGATAAGAGGGTGAACAAATGGCAGGCAGCGGCGTAAACGTCAAAATGGGTGTTTCCGGCATCGCCCAGTTCAAACAGAATATCAACCAGGCAAAACAGGCCGTGAAAACCCTTGACGCTCAGATTGCCCTCAGCGAAAAGCAGTACAAGGCGACCGGCGACGCCGAAAGCTATATGACCGAAAAGGCGGAATTGCTGAAAGCAAAGCTTGAACAGCAGAAAACCGTCGTCTCGACTGCTGAAAAGGCGCTGAAGGACATGGCCGACAAAGGCGCGGACAGAAGCAGCAAAGCCTACCAGGACATGTATCGCCAGATGCTGCAGGCAAAAGGTGAAATGCTGGACACGGAGAACGCGATCAACGGCCTTTCTTCATCGTGTGAAGCGGCAGGAGACAGCGCGGAGGAAATGAACCAGTCGCTGCGACAGATCAATCAGGGCGTATCCTACCAGAACGTAACAGAGGGAATCGACAAGATCACCGGCGGGATGGAGGCGGCCGCAAAAAAGGCAATCGACCTGGGAAAGAAAATCGTCAAGTACGTGCTGGGCGTCGGTACGTGGGCGGATGATATCAACACCCGGTCGACAGTGCTGGGCGTCAGCCCGGAAGAACTCCAGCGGATGGAGAAGACGGCGACGCTGATCGACACGGACGCGGAAACGATCATCAAAGCGAAGCAGAAACTGGCGAAGGGGATCGGCAAAGACAGCAAGGGAACGCTGAGCGCCCTGGAAGCGCTGGGGATCAGCTCTGAAGGTGACATGGAGGAAACCTTCTGGGCTGCCGGCAACGCGATCATAAAGCTTTCCGATGAAACGGAGCAGGAAGCTTATGCAAATGACCTTTTCGGAAAAAGCTGGCATGATCTGATTCCGCTGTTTGCAGCCGGGCGCGAAGAATACGACAAGATCAACAGTTCCTGGACCGTCATGAACGAAGAGCAGCTGAAGCAGCTGAACGAGATGGATGATGAGTACCAGAAACTGAAAATTGCCGTTGAAGATCTGAAACGCGAAGCACTGAGCAATCTGGCGGAACCGATGAAAACAGCGCTGGAAGCTGTCAATGAACTGCTGGGGAAAATCGGAGATTGGCTGAAAAGCGATGAAGGAAAAGCAACGGTAGAAAATATCGTTACAAAAATAACAGACGCGGCGAAATGGATTGTTGACAACAAAGAACTCGTGGTTGGAGCGCTTGGAGTAATCGTGGCAGGCTGGGGCGCTCTGAAGCTTACAGGAGGCGCACTCAGGATTCTTGAAGTCATAAACGGGCTGAAATGGCTGAAAGGCAATCCGAATATACCGATTCCGGGAACAGAAAGCGGAGGCGGAGAGGCTACAGGCGCCACAGGCAGCGGATTTGGAGGTAAGGCTGCGAGTGCTGCGGCAAGCGTAAAAGGCGCCATTGCATCGAACGGCGCGAGTTTGTTTATACCGGCGGCCGTAGTTGCTGCCGCTATCGCGCCGGCACTGATCGCCCAGAATGCGGACGAAAAAAGATGGGCTGAGCAACGTTCAACAAGGGAAGCGGCAGCGGCGAAGATGACAGGCCCGGACAGGGAATTCCTGCTGAATGCCGCGGCCGCGCTCGACAATCATTACAGGCTGACGGGGGACAGCGCGGCAGCGCTGAAGGGCCTTCAGAACCGCGGGGACATTGAGAAGGCGCAGCTGTTCTCCATGCTGAGCGGGAAGGCTACAAGCTACGGAAACTATGCGACAGATGAGCTGCTTCGGTTCTGGCAGGACGACAGCCAGTTTGACCAGGCGCGGACGGATGCTTTGCTGACGTCGATCACAGATGCTTATACGAACATGACGGAGCACACAGATGAAATCACAGGCAGCACAGACAAGCAGACAACGGCGAGCGAAGAAATGACGACAGCCGCGAATAATCTGATGAAACTTCCGGAAAGCGTACAGGCAGCGATACAGGCAGGAATGAGCGGGATTTCTTTCTACCTGGACGGTCAGGCAATTACGGATTATGTGGACCGGAGGCTTGGAATGAAACAGGATCAGGATAGGAGGTGAGCCGGATGGCGAGACATATTGAAGCATGGATGGACGGGGTCCGGCTTGCCGATCTTGGAGCGGTGTTTGTTCGGGACATGGAAGAGCCGCCGCCAGAAATGGAAATTGAGTATATCAACCGGGCAGCCCGCGGCGGGCGCGGCATTGAGAGGCGGCAGCGGCGGGCTTTGCAGCTGACGCTGCATGTGGCGATTCATGAACTGTTTGACCTGAAGAAGCGGGCAGATCTGCGGGACGCGGTGGCAGCGTGGGCCAACGGTTCCATCCTGGAACTGAGCAACCATCCGGACAGGCGTTTACATGTGATTTGCCTGGCAGATCCGGGACTTGCGGACGTGAGAGACATCAATTCCACACTGGATATCAGCCTGGAAGCGGACGTGATCCCATACTGGGAAGATAAGCTTCCGGCCACGGCGAGCGGAAGCGGGACGAGCGGATCCGCGACGCTGCTGATCCCTGGAACGGCAAAAGAGGTTCCCGTTGACGTGACGGTGGCCTCCGGGACCGGGATTTCATCGCTGACGGTCACGGTCAGTTGTAATGGCGTGACAAAGAGCATCACCATGAGCGGCATGGACAGCGTGACCGGGGCAATCATTTTCAGCAGGGACGATCAGGACCGGCTGCAGATCATGACCGGGACGACAAGCCTGCTGCCTTACAGAACGGCCGCCAGCGCGGATGATCTGATCATTCCAGCCGGCAGCGCTACGGTCAGCTGGACAGCCAGCGCGAGCCGGTCTGTCAGCTTCAGTGCGAGGGGGCGGTGGTTATGATCGAAGTGAAACGGCCGGAGCTGCTGACGTCTTCGCTGACGGTGTCGAAGATGCTGCACCCGTCAAAAGGGTCTCTCAAGCTTCAAATGAGCGACGTGAGCGAGGCCACGCTGACGCTGGAGGATAAGGCCGAAACGATCCCAATGCACGGGTGGGTGAAGATCTATAACCAGTTCGGGTTTGTTGGGATCTTCCGGAGGACCAGCAGGGAGCAAACCGTTGCAACGGACAATAACTACACACTGAGGCACGGTATCGACATTCTGCAGGACAGTGTATGGGATGATGAGACGGAATTCAGCGGTACCCATGCACAGTTTTTGACGGCACTGTTGAACAAGCAGACTCAGCTGATCAATGGTGTCAAG